ACATACCCATGCGACATTAGCTATATTCAAAGAAAAAGGTCTTTGTAATCCTGTAGCTTCACCTCGATGCGGTATTTGTTTTCCGTGGGGAAATCCTGATCGATTAGATATTAGAAATTATAATATTGGAAATATAACAGCTGAAGAATTACAAATTAAAACTAAAGAGCTGCATAAGGAGACTCTACAGCTTCAAATGATAAAGATTGAAGAAAAAGAGGCTTCACCCCCTATTGTGAGGGAAAGAAAATACGTTAGAAGATTATTGAAAGCGATCTGGCAATTCATTTAACCAAGAAGCTCTCTAATATCATCGGGAATTGTGTTTTGATCTTGTGGTGCTCCAGCTGAAGCTCCCGATCCGGGATTATATGGCCCGATTGGGTTAAATGGCCCAATAATTCCTCCAGCTCCCGGCTCCGTCAAGATCGGAGGCAAGATCCCGTAAGATGACCCCGGCCCGATCGGAAAAGGGTCACTGATAGGCTGTGAGGGTGTGTAGATCCCTGGCATTTGTTCAACTGATCCATTGCCTAATCCTAGAGCTTTAATTAAAAAATCTATAGCTCCATTGAGAGGCGAATTATTCATCTAGATCACCATCAAAACAATCACGAGCTGTAGCTACAAAAGTGATCACAGCTGTAGCTAATATAATTTGATTCAACAAGCTATTCATTCGACCACATCTTTCAAAGTTTTCCAAGCTCCTAGAGCTAATGAAACGCCAGCTGTAACAGTAGGTGTTTCGATCACCGTTCCGGCTAGATCTGCGTAATAGTCGGCGGAGCTTGACCCAGACGATTGTAGGGACTCCGCGACCTCAACCCCTACTGTTCCACCAATACCACCAAGTATTGCTCCAAATGGGCCTCCAAAGATGCCACCGAATACAGCTCCAATAGTACCACCAGCTAGGTTTTGAGTTTCTAACCAATCAGCTAGATCTATACCAGATAAATTGGGAACGACTTCTTTCCATCCTGATTCAAGCTTAGAATCTAAAAATAAACCTAAAGCTCCAAAAATTAAAAGTAAACTTGTATTATCATTAACAAAGCTAATGATCGGATTAGCTATACTTTTGAAATTATAGCTCGAAGCTACATCATCAATAATCTTTCTTTCGTATGTGCCTAAAGTGATCCTATGTTCTATAACTTCTGTAGTGGGTTTTCTAGGCATACTTAGATTCACCCGGTTTAACTAGATCCATTCCTAGTAGGTTTACAGTAAATACGCCGGTTGTTGGTTCTTGAACACTGACAACGACCGAATGATAAGGAGGGACAATCCATTTGGTGTTTGAGGCGGTTAATCTTTCAGGCTGCATTATATTTCCCTGAAGATTTTCAGTAAATGGTGTTGAAGCTGCCGATCCTGTATTGATTATTCGTGCTATTTGATTATATCCACTACCGCTATCAATAACATCACCAGATGAAAATTGAGGTGGGACTATTCCAACATGATAATATTTATCCGCAACACCGCCATAATAAGATCCAGCTACAATTTCAACAGGACATTCGCTTGCAGTAAAGATAGTAAAACCAAAGTTAGGGTCAAAAGCGGTCGGAGAAGAACCGTTTTGACTTCTAACTTGACCATAACAATAGTACAAGAGATCACTTCTCCGCAGCTCTCATAATTTCTCGACAGCGTTTAACGCCCATAAGTTCAGAATCAAATAAAAGCTTTGTAGCTTTTTTAATAGCTGATCTTTCTGTAGCTGAAGCTATTTTCATTCTAGCTCTAGCTCTTTTACTAATTGCCATATGATCGACCTCAAGCATCCGTGCGAAATACTACTCTAGTGTTTAATGCAATTACAGCCATGCAGCGTTGATATAATCCTGTATCTACTGCCGGATCGTTTGGAGTTACAGAACCGATTGGAGTACCAGAGCCGTTTAAGAAATAGATCGGTGAGCTGAAATTAGCTGCGTTATTGCCACCCATAGCGAAAGCATGAGTAACTGTTCGACCTTGAAGAGTTTCACCGATTGATTGACCAGTTAGAACAGATACTAACTCATGTTCAGCAGCTCCAGCGGGTGTAACACTAAAGCAATGATAATCACCATTAGAACAAGCTACAGAAAGACCTACTTCTCTATCAGCTACACCGTTAGCCATAACGATCACAGAATCCCCAGAAACTAGCTGCTTTGGATAAGGTAACATTCCCGGTAATCCCATACCTGAAGATAATCCCGAACATGGTAGAGCTAATTTTATTTCACCAGCTGAACGAACATAAGCATAAGTCACGTCGTTTTCAGCTGAAACGCCAGCTGCCATAACGACAGGACTAGCTAAAGATTGAGTGGCGAAAGTGCCAGCTGGTTGAGCTGATCCTACAAAATTAGAATCTGTAAATATTTCATCTTCTGTTGCCTCTGTTAGAGCTGTATTAGCTAAAGGAACAACTGCCCCGTTTCTCATAGTTAATTGTGCGTATGAATCTACATTTGCCATAATAGATCACCTCACAGAGAAATCCCGCGACCGAGTAAAGGCCTCATTAGGTTGGCGTTAATGTTGTTTATAGGTCGGCGGAGAAGTCTTTTTCCGACGTTAAATGTGAGGGCCGTGGTTGCAGCTCCGACAGCCATAGGAATAATGTTTTTCTGTAGGTTCATAGCCATGGTAGACGTAGCTAATCCCGGAGAGCTTACAATATCTGATAATGAGATCGCCGCAGCTCCCGTAGTCTCGTAACTTTGAGTAGTTTCCATGTATGTAGATCCAATGTCGCCAGCTCCAGCGATAAAACCAGCTATTCCAGTGCCAGCTATTCCTCTTGATAGGATCTCAGCGTATGTGAGAGATTCGAGGGCATTCAATAGTTTGAAGGATTTCCTTCGGCGTGGGGAGCGTGTCTTTTTACGAGCCATTGAAGATCTTCTGGTGGACTATGGTTTATTATTGTTGTTTTTCAAAAAGGCCCTTTTCATCCCTTTTTAATTCAATTCTTTTCGGATTCTGTTGATTTGTGGCCATATTTTGTATTAATCCGGCGATTGCAGCTTGAACGGGATTTATTGGTTCTCCGCCTGATCCACTCAATCCGGTTGATTGTATAGCTAGAGCTAATTTATTGTCAATAGATTCCTCTAGATCTTCAACATTTTCTCTTAAATCGCGTTGCAGCTGGGATAATCCCCATAAAATGACTAAAATCTCTATTATTGCGGCGATCCCTATAACTAGCTCGGTAAGCATACCCCAAACGTGCCGGAACCAATCCTAAAAAGGTTATTTAGACAACTTTTGAACATTTTTCTTCTTATTATTATTATTATTATTATTAATGTATTGTATATACTATGTATAGGTAATAAATATACATTTTATCACAACGGGCTGTAATAATTACAGTTATAACCTCTTACAAGGTCGGTTGATCTGTTCTCACCCGGAGAACGGGCGAACGTCTACACAAAATGGAGGAATAATAATGAATAAAAATAAAAAATATCAAAAATGTAACTGCAAAGCTGAATTAATAATGAGCATCGATCTAAAATGGTGGTATTGCTCTAAATGCGGGGTGGTTCACCCTTGAGCTCTGATGATTACAAAACAGACAGATGGATCTTAGAGCTAATCGGTGATGCTTATGATCCGTGTACTTATCGTAGCTTACACAACCCAGATTACCCAGATGGTTTAATTTGTAAATGGCCCGTGGGCCGTGTTTTCATCAATCCACCTTATTCAAACCCTAAACCGTGGATTGTCCGAGCTATATCCCACCAAAGACAAGGAGGATCATGCATTATGTTATTATTGAAGCATGATTCATCAACTGAAGCTTACAGATTATTGCATGAAGCCGGAGCTAACTTTCTAATGATTAATCGTAGGTTAAAACATCAAACTGGAAAAAGTGCAGCTTTTCCATCTGTACTAGCTGTCTTGGAGGTGATCTAATGTCTGAAAAGTCTTTAGAATATACAGAAATAGCTAAGCCCTGTAAAAAATGTAATAGCTATTATCCGGGCGATTGTTTTCAATCTGGTTGTCAGCGTTTTGACTGTGAATGTGATGGCTGCGTAACTATGTGGCAGCTACATTTTGAAGAAGATGAAGGATTCTATCTTGAAGATCAATGCATATGTGTTCCAGATGAACCGAATACAGCTTGCGAGGAGTGTTTTTGATGACGTTCACTTTCTATTCTGATGAGCTTTATCGCGGTCTTGAAATGTTTTGTGATTGCTGCAACGATCAATGGCCTAAATGGTACTATAGAACGACTTCTACGGATGTTTACGCTTGGGGTTGCATTTGTACCAGCTGCAAGGATGAAATGAAATGGGAGATGACTAATAATGAATCTTAGATGTAAATATTGTCATAAGATCTTTAATGTAAATGATTTTTCAGAAGTTAGAATTATTCAAGCTCTGAATTGCATTGATGGCGGTCATGTTTTGTCGGAGCTGATTTAATGAGAGAAGGTCGAATGATAAAGACAATTTCTCTTGATCCACATACCTATTCATTAGCTTCTAAAAAACCCAATTTTTCCAAATGGGTTAGAGATCTATTAATCAAGGATGAACAAGCTCTAACACATACCCATGCGACATTAGCTATATTCAAAGAAAAAGGTCTTTGTAATCCTGTAGCTTCACCTCGATGCGGTATTTGTTTTCCGTGGGGAAATCCTGATCGATTAGATATTAGAAATTATAATATTGGAAATATAACAGCTGA